GAACTTGGAGAAGCATTTGTTGCATCTTGATACTGATAAATAATTATACCCAAAGACAGTTGATGAACCGTCACATGACCCCGCCTAAACAGCGGGGTCCTTTTGTATAATAGGTTCATACGCAACAGATCAATGACCGTTAACCACGAAGTCAAGGGTAACCTCGCCCGTCTCCTCGCAACTGAAGACCTGGTTGTGGAACACAAGAACGTCTCCACTGCATCGTTCAATGTTGATACTCGTGTTCTGATCCTTCCGATGTGGGAGAAGGCTTCTAGTGTGGTCTATGATATGTTGGTTGGTCATGAGGTGGGTCATGCACTCTATACTCCTAACGAGGATATTCCTAAACACATTCCCCACCAGTTTGTGAATGTGGTTGAGGATGCTCGTATTGAGAAACTGATGAAGCGTCGGTATGCAGGACTGAACAAGTGTTTCTATGGTGGTTATCAGGAACTTCATGATGAGGACTTCTTCCAGATAGAAGGTGAAGATATTTCTACTTTCAATCTTGCTGACCGTGCAAACCTTTTCTTCAAGGTTGGTAACTATCTGAACATCTCTTTTACCGAAAAGGAAACGGAGATTGTCAAGATGATTGCTTCTTGTGAGACTTTTGCTGATGTGATTATTGCAGCAGAAGAACTCTACAAATACTGCAAGGGTGAAGAACAGGAACAGACTAAGGTTGGTTCCATGGATAATCACGAGAGTAACGCTGGTGGTTCTGACCCTGGTGATTCTGCAGATCAATCCCTCCAAGAGGATTCCCCTCAAGAGTCTGGAGAGGGTGGCCAGGCGTCCTCTGAGGGTCAGTCTAATCAACAATCGGATCAACCCTCCAAGACTGGTTCAAACCAGGGTGGCGAGTCGTATGATCCTGAAGTTCGTACCGCAGATAATCTTGAAGAAGCTATCAAGGATCTTGTTTCTAACTCCGCTTTCGATGAGAACATCTATGTTGAACTTCCCAAAGTAAACCTTGATACTGTTATTGCTTCCAACTCTGAAGTTCATGCAGAGATTGATCGTTGGTGGAAACTGACAGAAGAAAAGATGCCCGATGAAAATCTCTTCGGTGAAGTTGATAAGGAGTTTGTTCAGTTCAAACGTTCTGCACAGAAAGAAGTCAACTATCTCGTGAAAGAGTTTGAGTGTAAGAAATCTGCAGACTCCTACGCTCGTGCAACAACTGCTCGTACTGGAGTTCTGGACTGCACTAAACTTCATTCCTATAAGTACAATGAAGATCTTTTCAAGAAAGTTACCACTCTCGCAGATGGTAAAAACCATGGTCTAGTCTTTGTTCTGGACTGGTCTGGTTCTATGTCTCGTGTGATGTTGGATACCATCAAACAACTTTATAATCTGGTTTGGTTCTGCAAGAAAGTCGCAATTCCTTTTGAGGTTTATGCATTCACTCATGAATGGCGTCGAAATCAATATGATGAAAATGGTAAGTGGATCCAGATGGAACCTCACTACACCAAGAAACACGGTCTTGCTCAAGTTGATGAAAGTTTCTGTCTGATGAATCTTTTCACCAGTAAGACTAACAATCGTGTTCTTGAAGAACAAATGATCAACATCTGGCGGATTTCTTATGAATTCTCTGCACATTACAGTAATGTTCCTATCTACCAACACCCCAATCGTTTGTCTCTTTCTGGTACTCCTCTGAACGAAGCTCTGATTTCTCTTCATCAGATTCTTCCTAAGTTCCAGAAGGAGAACAAACTCCAGAAGGTTCAGTGTGTTGTTCTGACCGATGGTGAAGCTCCTCCTCTGAAGTATCACAAAGAGTTTAAAGATCGTTTCCCTCAACTTAAAGAAAGTGGTGAAGTTTACATCGGTCTGAATCGCATCGATGGTTACAGTTCTTTCCTTCGGGATCGTAAGACTGGTAATACCTATAAGTTCGGTCACGAATATCATGAGTTCACTGATGTTCTTCTTCGCAATCTTCGTGATAGGTTCCCTGAAGTGAACTTTATCGGTATGCGAGTCCTGGAGTCTCGTGATGCAAACAGTTTCATTCGTCGTTACTACGGTTACTCTGGAAATGAACTGGATAAAGTTACTTCTGACTGGAGGAAAACCAAGTCCTTCTCTATCAAGAAGTCTGGTTATCATACTTACTTTGGACTTTCTTCCACGGCTCTTTCTCAGGATACTGAGTTTGAAGTGAAGGAAGATGCTACTAAGACTCAAATCAAGTCTGCATTTGTAAAGTCTCTGAAGGGTAAGAAGATGAATAAGAAGATTCTTGGGGAGTTTATTGAACTTGTTGCCTAATAAATAATTAAAAAGTCACCGTTTGCAAATGAATCATACCAATTCCGATCTTGATACTTACAACCTAGTTCTTGAGTATCTTCTTGACGAAGGTTTTGCATCAACCGAACAATCTGCAGATAAGATCATCCTCAACATGAGTGAAGCTTGGTTTGCAGATATTATGGAAAAAAGAAATCCTGAAGTAGAAGAGAGGGGTAAGAAGGTTGGTGAGTATGAGAGAGCTGGTAAGTACCAAGGTATAACCAGTAAGTTCCGTAAAGAACATCCTGGTTCTCGTGAAGAGAAAAAGGAAAGAGGTCGCAAACCAACTGAAGGTGAAGTGGAACAGGAACGTATTAAAACACGCAATGCTCGTGTTGCTAAACATGGATTCACTTCTAAAGAGAAGAGAGAATCCAAAGCAAGAGAGAAGTATGATTCCCCAAGAGACTGAATAAATTATTATATGATCTGAGGTTTACTTTATGGATTTTTTTGAAGGTAATAAGGGAGTAAGATATACTTTTGAACTTGAAAATGGAGAACCCCTTCGATTAACTTATTCCCTGCAACCAAATAGTTTAAGAGAAAAGTGGATAAATGAAGTTGTAACATATAGGAGAAATAGGGAGACATATTTAAATTTAAAAATATCAAATAAAAATATTTCTCATTTGAAAGAATTGACTGATAAGTTAAATTCTATAATTTCTGATATTAACTTAATATACAAAAAAGTCAAAAAAGATGTTAGTCTACCTATTCTAAATGGAACTAAGGATGTAGGTAGAGAATCTCTTAATTATTTGCACGAAAAATTTGAAGAATATGGAGCAAATCCTTTATTGTATGCAGGTGAATATGCTCATACTCGTTGGTTGGATTTAAACGAATGGATCCATATAACTGAAACTGCTATGGAAACTACAGGAGAGGTGTTTCCACAATATAGTGCCTTAGTTACTGTTTATCCACCTTATCCTGGCAGAAAATTAGAAGAAAAAGACAAACTATTTTTATCAACAGAGTTTACTTGGGGTCAACTTTATCTCGGGTACAACACTTTAGGTAAAGATTATTTGAGTGCAAGTCAGGATAATGATGTTAGAGTAGTTACCAATAATCAAGTTAAAGTTCAGGAAATGTATAGTTCTGAAGTTTGGCTTTGTTTTCAATCTAGTTCATATATTCAAAAAGTAGTTGAGTTAGAATTTTACAAATGGTATGAAACTGTAGATCAAGCAGCTCAAGAAAGGATTCCTATAGAAAATTTAAATACTCTGGGATTGGGTAGATATTACCTTGGAAGTATTTTAATTGATAAAACTTTTTTAGATTTTCATCCTGTTCGTGATGATTGGTATTTTGATATGAGATTGCAAAAAAGGTGGAATGAAGAAGTCTTTTCTAAAGTTAAAAGTGTAACTAGTATGGAATTACTCGATGATTTTTGGATGGGTTTATGAATAAAATAATTGACAAATTTATAGAAAAATCATTGGATAATCAATGGTATCCTTCTAGAAAAGAAAGAACTTTTAATGTATTTGATTCTGATTGGCCTTTTCTTCAAATAGATTTTCAGGATGATTTTAGAGAAATGCATAAAGAATGCATAGAAAATGATCATCTTTTTGTTGGACACAGACAACAAGATAAACATTCAAGTTACTCTCATGAAGGTTGGTCTGCCTTAACTTTACATGGAATTCGATCTGATGCTACTGAACATTATGATCAATATGGATTAACTGAACCAGATTATAAATGGACTGATGTTTGCGAACAGTTTCCGACTTGTGTGAAGTTTTTGAAAAAACTTGGATATCATAGTTATGATAGAGTTCGTATAATGAAACTATCTCCTGGTGGGTATATAATGCCACATTCTGATGGAGAAGGTAGAATCTTTGGTCCACTAAACATCGCAATAAACAATCCCACTGGTTGTGATTTTTATTTTGAAAAATGGGGAAGAGTGCCTTTTAAACAAGGTACTGGATTTTTTCTAGACATTGGTAATGTCCATGCAGTATATAATAACAGTACGCAACCAAGATATCATTTTATTGTTCATGGAGATATTAATGAAAGGTTGATCTATGGAGCATTAAAACAACTGAAAATGAGAGAAAAAAAAGTTTGTTACGGTGTCTACAATCAAATAAAGAAGATTAATAACTTTTCGATGTATTTGAGATTTAAAGGAGCAACTTTGTTTTATCTCAATAGAGCTAGAAATAACGCAGAAATAATTTGTGGAGATGAAATACACGAAATATTAAAAGAGTCTCTGATTAAGGGATATGAATATTGCGTCATTCAGTCAGCGGGATGTACATTAAAAAGTTTTGATTATGATAGAGAGATAAAAGATTTTATAAACAAAAATCATTTTGGAATAGCTGGACATATCTTATCTTGGCCTGGAAATTGGTTGGAATTGCACCCTCAATTTTTTATAGTAAACGTTTTTGCATGGAAAGAAGTTGGATGTCCAGAATTTGGAGAATGGTTTCCATCAAAACAAATGTTGCCAGTAATTGAAAGGAGCGTTGAAAATTTTCATGATGACTATACTCCACTTTGGGTCAAGTATTCCGGTGAACAAAAACTCCAATCAAATTCTGGCCAGGGATGGAAACTTTTAACATCAATGTTTTTGGGTGATTGGCCTGTAATAACTTTGAGTGAAAAAATCAGACATAATAAGTTTTATTGTTACCCAGAACATGAAACTGAAAGATTTGAACATAGTATAAAAACATTGACTACATATGAAGGTCAAAATTGGAATCAAAATAAAATTTTAACAGATGTATTATCGATCAAAGATCAAATTTGGTTGTTTAATAGTGAAACAATGTCAATAAGTAATAAAGGGAAGTTCGATCTTGTTGCAAATACTGGAAGTGGGTTTAAACTACTTGACATTTTTAAGAACGAAAAATTAAATGCAGGTGGAAAAATACTGGTATATGATTTTAATGTAAAAAGTTTACAGTGGTATAAACATTTACATGAATGGCCTAGTGACAATATTGTTGAATGTATTCGAAAATTTTCTGGGAAAGATAACTTTGTTTGGTTGGGTAAAACTAGTCACGGATACGTTGAAGATGAATCTTTCACCAGTTCATTAACGGAGTTGATGAAACATTTTGGTGGAGTTGAAAATTTTTGCAAATATTGGCGTTTATTCAAAAAAACGCCAACTAAGTTTGTTGTTGCTGATTTATATAAAGATTCAGAAAAATTTGCTAATATTTTTGTTGGAAAAGGTAGAAAGTTTATCAATCTATCAAATATATTTTCAACAGATGCAACTACATTTTTATATGGTCATGTCGAAGTACAAACTTTACAACAAAGATGTCTGTCTTCTTTATATGTTGTAGATCCTGAAATAGAAATTTCAATTTATGATTTTTGGAATAGGCATTTGGTTGGCAAATTGAAAGATATTTTATGAGTGGCCACTTCAACAACCTGCACAAAGGGGCTTCCAACATCACTCCATTTATCGTATTATAGCTTCAGTTGAGAAACACACAACCTAATGCCTCGTTCCAAGATGACTGATGATCAAATCCTTGAGGGTCTCAAAGCTTCTTATGGGTCTGAAATTACTTCTGGAGATGTCAAAGCCTACTGTGCAATGAACAGTCTCTCCTATCCTACGGTCACTCGTCGTCTGGATTCCTATAAGGTTTCCCGTGGTCGTTGGAATCTGGAAGTAACGAAAGAAACTATTCAAGATTTGGAAGTATCCTATAATTCTCCTGCAGTTATTGCTGCAGTTCAACAAAATCTCATTCCTGAAAAAGATGATACCTTTGTCCAGTTTGGTAATTTTAAGGATATTAAAAAAATTATCTCCAGTCGTCTTTTTTACCCTACCTTTATCACTGGTCTTAGTGGTAACGGGAAAACTTTTGGTGTGGAACAGTCTTGTGCTCAGTTGGGTCGTGAACTGATCCGTGTAAACATTACTATTGAAACTGATGAAGATGATCTCATTGGTGGATTCCGTCTCGTTAACGGTGAAACCGCTTGGCACAATGGTCCGGTCGTCGAAGCCCTGGAGCGCGGTGCGATTCTACTGCTTGACGAGATTGACCTGGCTTCCAACAAGATTCTTTGCCTTCAATCGATCCTCGAAGGAAAGGGTGTCTTTCTGAAGAAGATTGGTCGTTTCGTCAAACCTGCTCCTGGTTTCAACGTGATTGCTACTGCAAACACCAAGGGTAAGGGTTCTGACGATGGACGTTTCATCGGGACTAATGTTCTGAACGAAGCATTCCTTGAACGCTTCCCTGTGACTTTTGAACAGGAATATCCTTCTGTTGCAAATGAAGTCAAGATTCTTGACAAGGTTGCACAGACTCTTGGTGTCACTGATGGTGAGTTCTGTAAGCGTCTTGCTGACTGGGCTGACATCATCCGTAAGACCTTCTATGATGGTGGTATTGAGGAAGTGATTTCTACCCGTCGTTTGGTTCACATCATTCGTGCTTACAGTATCTTTGGTGACAAAGCCAAAGCGATTCAAGTCTGTGTGAATCGTTTTGATGACGAAACCAAACAGTCTTTCCTAGAACTGTATGACAAAGTGGATGCAGACTTCCAGCTTCCTTCTGAACAAGTTGACGGAGTGACTGTATTCTGATAAAATTTGGGAAGGTAAAAACTGCCTTCCCATTGTTATGCAAAATGACACTATTGAACTAAAAGATGGCCTGACCCCTTGGGGTCATAGTGACTACGAATTCTTAATTCAGAACAACATGAGTGAAAACATTATTATTCCCAATTCTCCAGCAAACCCCTGGAAGTACAATGAAGAAGACATTGTAAGAGAACTTCTTGAGTATATCCGTGGTACTTATAATCAACATTACTCTGCTGGTGATGATCAAATTCAAACACTTGACTTAATCGAAGCTTGTGGTGATGGTGAGGCATTCTGTCGCAGTAATATTCTCAAATATGCTTCACGATATGATAAGAAAGGTACTGCCCGTCGTGATATTATGAAGATCATGCACTATGCAGTTCTCCTTATGAACTTTAACGACAAAAACGCCCAACGAGAAACCTACCCCCACCGATGAAACTCCAAGAAAAAAACATGCAACTCTCTCAAAAGACTCTTTCTCTTCTTAAGAACTTCTCTGGCATCAACCAGTCTATTCTCTTCAAGGAAGGTAACAAACTCCGCACCATCAGTGTGATGAAGAACATCCTTGCAGAAGTGCAGGTTGATGAGGAGTTTGAACGTGATTTTGGTATCTACGATCTGAATCAGTTCCTGAACGCAATGTCCTTGTATCAGGATCCTCAATTGGATTTCAAGAACGATAGTTATGTGACTATCCGCGAAGGTAAGTCTCGCTCTAAGTACTTCTTTGCAGATCCTGCAGTGATCGTGACTCCTCCCGATAAGTCTATCACTCTTCCCTCTGAGGATGTTTGTTTTGAACTGAATACTCAACAGTTGGATAAACTTCTCAAGGCTGCTGCAGTTTATGGTGTTCCTGACCTTTCTGTGGTTGGTGAAGCTGGTGTGGTGAAACTGGTTGTCCGCGACAAGAAGAATGAAACTTCTAACGAGTATTCTCTGGTTGTCGGTGAGACCACTGGAACTTTCACCCTTAACTTCAAGGTGGAGAATATCAAGATCCTCCCTGGTTCTTATGAAGTGGTGATCTCTCGTAAACTTTTGTCTCGTTTCCAATCCGAAGACAAGAATCTGACCTATTATATTGCTCTGGAGCCTGATTCTACTTACGAAGAGTAATTTTATGAATGCAAACCAATTGCGAGTTTTGGGAAGTCTTTGCTTAATTGTGGGGTACTTCCTTATTTTATATGTTTCTGTTTATTGGGGATGTTGGATTCGTTTAATTGGTAATCTTGCAATGCTTCCATTTGCAATCAAGATTCGAACTTGGGACATTGTTGGACTTGAAACATTCTTCTCTGCAATAGATGCATCTAAAATTATTCAACTTTCATTATGAGAAACTGGAAAGAAACGTTTGAAAATCTGACCGAAGAAGATAAGGAAAAACTTTCCGTTCTTCGAGTTATGGAATGCACTAATGGTGTTATTCAATATGCTTTTAGGGATAATGCAAGTTATGCTCTTTCAGTTGATGATACTCGAAGAGCAATGCAATTTAGTATGGGTTGCATTAAAAGAATGGAAATTCCACTGGGAGAAGAAATTATCACTTTCGATGATCATCTAAAAGAAATTTTTGGTGAGATTCGTGATCTTTATGTGAGTGGTGCAAAAAATGGTGTTGAAGAAGATTTTCAAGAATTTATGAGAATCTCGATCATTATGTATAACGTTCTTGGAAAAGAAAGAATTGTTAATGCACAAAAACTTTTGTCTCAACACATTGAAGAGATCGCTCCAGATAAGTTACAATGGGGTGTAGACTACATTCTTCAGTTTATTAGATGAACATCTTTGTCACTGATCCGTTCCCTGCTGAAAGTGCAATCTGTCTTCCTGACAAACACATTGTCAAGATGCCGCTTGAGTGTTGCCAAATGCTCAGCATTGTTGCTTCTCCTTGGTATCACAATTACGGCATTCTTCCCAAACAAGACGGCACTGCCTACAAGACAGAGAGGGGAGCATTCCGCAACCATCCATGTACGAAGTGGGCGGCTGAGACGGTGGATAATGCCTATTGGCTCATCAAGTGGGGATTGAACTTGTGTTCTGAATACTCTCTGCGGTATAATAAAACTCACTCCTGTGAGGGGACATTGACTCATGCATACTACCTTTTTCCCAAAGGTAAGATCACCAATGTAACTCCCTTCGCTCGTGCAATGTATGATGAGTTTAAGTATGATGATTCTATCGATACTTTTACTGCATACAAGAGGTACATTGCCTCAAAACCTTGGGTAAAAGATAATTACCTTCGAATGCCAAACCGAAAACCTGACTGGGTTTAATTTATTATGAACAACACTGATTTTCTTTGGGTTGAAAAGTATCGACCCAAGACTATTGAAGAATGCGTTCTTCCAGACTCCGCAAAACAAATGTTTCGGGAGTTTCTAAATAAAAAAGAAATTCCAAACCTTCTTCTTTCTGGTCCTCCTGGTATTGGTAAGACCACAGTTGCTAAGGCTCTTTGTAATCAACTTGGAGTAGATTATTATGTCATCAATGGATCCGATGAGGGTCGATTCCTGGACACGGTACGGAATCAAGCCAAAAACTTTGCTTCGACCGTCTCACTATCTGCAACTGACGCGAAGCACAAAGTCATCATTATTGACGAGGCTGATAACACGACCCACGACGTACAACTCCTCTTACGGGCGAATATTGAGGCGTTTTATAACAACTGTCGATTCATCTTCACTTGTAACTACAAAAATAAAATCATCGAACCACTTCACAGTCGATGTGCCGTTGTTGACTTCTCTATTAACGGAAAACAAAAACCAGCAATCGCTGCAAAGTTCTTCGGTCGTCTCCAAGAAATCTTGGGTACAGAAGGTATTGAATTTGATAACAAGGTCCTGGTAGAACTTATTAATAAACACTTCCCAGATTGGCGTCGTGTTCTGAATGAGTGTCAACGATACTCTGCAGGCGGTAAGATTGATTCTGCAATTCTAGCTGAATTTTCTGATGTTAATGTCAATGCATTGGTTAAAAACCTTAAGGAAAAGAACTTCCCTGAAGTACGCAAGTGGGTCGTTAATAATTTGGATAATGATTCTGGTGTACTTTTGCGTCGCGTTTATGACGCTTGTTACGAATCCCTTGTCGCTAGTTCTATTCCTGCCGCTGTTCTTATTATTGCTAAGTATCAGTATCAGATTGCCTTCGTTGCCGATCAAGAAATTAATCTTTTGGCGGCGTTAACCGAAATTATGGTGGAGTGTGATTTTAAATGAATAAGACCGAATACTTTGCTCTGGATCTTGAGAAGTTCAAGGAAAATCCAGAAGAAAACATTCTTAAAATTCTCGAAGCATTGCAACTATCTTTTTCTGAAAATGCAGTCAACTTCGGTAAACTCCAACCTATGTTGGACATGTCAACCCCTTTAACTTTTGATTAATAATGATTGAAGTAAAACTATTTCGTATTGCAACGGGCGAAGAAGTCATTGCAGAACTTATTTCTGAAGATGATAACTTCGTTACTCTGAAGAATGGACTGGTAGTTCTTCCAAGTCCTGATGGTAGGGTTGGATTTGCTCCATGGGCTTCAGTGATTGATAGGTCAATTCCAGAGTTGTGTATCGCTAAAACTCATATCATCTATGTTGCAGAAGTTGATCCTGCAGTTAAAACCAAATACAATGAAGTTTATGGTGGAAGTACAATTGTTACTCCAGAAGCAAAGAAACTGATTCTTTAAAATGACGGACATCATTACCAAAACTGATATTAGAAACTTTGGATCCTACTCCGATAGGGGGGATTCCTTTGACGATGGGAAAGAAATATCTATTATTTCTGAGTTCCTTAAGTCTCATTCCGAAACTTCTGATCGAATTATAGAAAAACCATATGGAAAGTATGGGGTCGATCTTGGTGTTTTTGATGAGATGGTAAAATTGAAATATGCTGTAGATGTTGAAAGGTGGTCTCAATGGAACACTGATTGGCCTAGTAACTACAGATATATTTCTTTCTTGCAGAGAAAAGAGAAGTTTTTAAAACATAATCAGTTTGTAATGATATTTTTTAATTATAGTCTTACTAAATTCATTCGAATTAGGAAAGATGATATTTTGAAGTACCCTCCTGTTGATAGATATACTAAAGGTAAAATTGATTCTGTTAGGAAAATTCCATTTGAATGTGGTAAACTGTATGGTACTGGATTTACTGAGAGGGAAAAATCCATTTTTGAATATGAAGTTTGTGATCTTAAGATATGAATTTAAGTGAAATTGATGCAGTATATGCAGCAGACAAATTCATTGATTACTTCTCTAATATGGGACGTATCGATGAATACTTGCGTAATGTTAAACTTGACCGAATGAGTCAGATGCAAACGTCTCTTCTGGGTATGGGCCCTGAAGATGACATGTTTGATGCATTCGACATGCACCCTGAAGATATGGACATCAAAGTGTATACCGCTGGTGTCAAGGGTGGATTTAGTAACGAATACTTTAGTGAGAGACTGCAGATTACTACGTCTCACGCTATTGAAGACTCCATTCCTGGGAAGTCCTTGAAGTGGATTGTCAAAGAAATGAACACGAACAAAATCCTTGGATTCTGTCGTTTCGGTTCTCCTACGATTAACTCTAAACCTCGTAATGATTGGTTGGGTCGGACTCCAGAATTGAGTCGGTTCAATCGTCATGCGATCATGGGATTCATTATTGTTCCCACTCAACCGTTCGGGTTTAACTGTCTTGGTGGTAAACTCCTGTCTCTTCTTTGTTGTTCACATACTGCTCGTGAGACATTAAATAGTAAGTATGATGCAGACATCTGTCTCTTTGAGACTACATCTCTGTACGGGTCTACAAAGTCATCCTCTCAGTATGATGGACTCAAACCCTACATGAGGTATCGGGGACTCACTCAAAGTGATTTTACTCCTCTTCTGCATGACGATATCTTCCAGGAGTTGAACAAATGGTTTATAGCACGCAACGGGAACAAGAGTCTGGTGAAGGAGGACGCATCGAGTCGCAAACTCAAGACTCAACAAAAGATGATCTCTCTGATCAAGAAAAACTTACCTTCTCAAAAGGCTGTGGAGTTCCAGACTGCGATTGTAAGTGCAAAAAATCTGACTGAACAGAAACGTTTCTATATGTCTGATTATGGTTTCGAGAATGCACGGGAAGTGATTCTTGGTGAACAGGATGTTCTTCGCACTGGTCAAAACTATGACAAGTTCCATATGGAGAATCTGATCCAGTGGTGGAAAAAGAAAGCTTCTAACCGATATGAAAAACTGAAGTCTGAAGGTAGACTTCGCACCAAGGTTGAGACTTGGAATTCAAACCCAGATGAAATTGATATTATTCGATAATGGGTCCAAAATTAATTAAATTCAATAAACAGAAAATCGGTAAGAAAACAATTGATATTGCCGTATGGAGACACCCAAAGGGTTGGACTCAAGAAGAAGTTGATGTGTGTACCAAATATTATCAACTCCAGGCAAAAAAATTTGGTATGAGTATTGAACATTACATGAGAGAATTTCAATGGAATTGAAGGACTGGTTAAACTCGATCAATCAGACGAAAAAGAATTTGATTGATGAAGATCATTCACTTGAGAAGGGATATCCCCCTTTTATTATTAATAAGTGTCTCTCTGGTTTTGTTGATACAATTATGTTTGCAAATGAGATGAACCTCAATCATCAGTTGCCATCAAAACTACAATATGATTTTTTACTAAATACCATCAGGAAACGGAAAAGATTTTCTCCGTGGCTTAAAAAAGAGAAAATTCAAGATCTTGATGCAGTAAAATCGTACTATGGTTATAGTAATGAAAAGGCTCAACAAGCGATGAAGATTCTAACTAAAGATCAAATTAATCATATCAAATCGAAACTTGATGTTGGAGGCAAAAGATGAGTACCTTCGTTGAACCTGAAGTCAGTTGGTCACAAGATCAAATGGTTGAAGTAGTTCTGAATGAACCCGATGATTTTTTAAAAGTTCGTGAAACTTTGACTCGTATTGGTGTTGCTTCTAGGAAAGAGAAGAAAATATATCAGTCTTGTCATATTCTTCATAAACAAGGACGTTATTACATTGTCCACTTTAAAGAGTTGTTTGCTCTTGACGGTAAACACGCAAATCTTACAGTGAATGATGTTCAAAGACGCAATAGAATTATTAACCTAATTTCCGATTGGGGTTTGGTTTCGGTAGTCAAACCAGAATCTATTACTGATGTTGCTCCTCTGAATCAAATTAAAGTTCTTTCTTATAAGGATAAGGGCGATTGGGTTCTTGAGAGTAAGTATAACATTGGTAAGAAGAAGAAACCAGAAGCACAATAAATAGTACTGAGACCTTTCGTGCGGTCTCTACAAAAGTCGGAACACCCTAAAGAGAGGTACGGTTGTCACCCTACCTCTCTTTTTCGTTTTATGGTTAAATAGTATTGTACGCCGAAAGGGTACACAAAACACAAACTCGCTTTTAAAGGAGCTACAATAATGACTAACCTCACGAGGTATACTGCTGCCGATTTGTCCACACTTATGGACAGGATCACTAAGAACAGTATCGGTATGGACGAATACTTTGATCGTCTGTTTAATCTTCACGAAACTTCAACAAACTATCCTCCGTATAATCTTGTTCAGGTAAATAATGTAGAATCGCACCTGGAAATCGCATTAGCAGGATTTAAGAAGGAGGAAGTTCATGCGTACACGGAGTATGGAAAACTTTTTGTCGAGGGACAAAAATCTGATACAGAATCGGACAGGACGTTTATCCACAAGGGCGTGGCTAGCAGAAGTTTTAAAAGAGCGTGGACTTTATCCGACGACACCGAAGTACGAGACGTTACCTTCGAAGACGGACTCCTCAGAATCGTCCTCGGAAAAATAGTTCCAGAACATCACGCTCGTAAAGATTATCTTTAAAGCGAAACAGTTGAGTATAGATTATAAATAAAACTGAATATCGTCGGCGCTACGCTGTACGGGGAGGTAACTGGCAAAATCCAGTTGACACCTCCCTTTTTTCATGGTATCTTATTAGGAGGTAAGGAGTAATTATGGCTGTTCAGTTGGCACTTTTGAAGTCTGGAGAACAAGTAATCGCAGACATCATGGAACTTGTAGATGAAAATAATAATCGCAAAGCTTATGTTTTTTCCAATCCATACATAGCTCGTCTTTTGACTTCTGAATTGTTAGTTGAAGGTAGTATTGATCAATTTAATGAAGATGGGGAAGTGGAACATAAAGTTGCATTTAGTCCATGGATTATTCTATCTCATGATAAAAGAGTTGCTGTAGATCCAAGTTGGGTAGTTACTGTTGTTAATCCACACCCATGGATTAAATCATCATATGAAAATAAAATGAATGATTCTCTAGAAGAACAAAATATTAATTCTCAAATTTTAGTGGAGGAGTCGAATGGATGATGTTCAAGTTATTGTCCTAGTAAACGGACAAACAATTATTTCCAAGATTGCTGCAGTGGTATCGGAACTTGGAGAGCCTGATTGTAAGTTGATCAATCCCTATCAGATTGTTGACGGCAAACTTACTTCTTGGTTGAGTGAGTTGACTGCCAACACTGATGCGATTATGATCTCTTCAGACAAGATTTTGACTTTGGTTGATCCCAAAGAAACTCTACTTAATGATTATTTGACTCTCACTAAATGAAGTTTTACACAAGTGTATTTCAACTAGGTAATGATATCCTCGTCCGTGGATACGAAAACGGCAAACATTTTACAAAAAGAGAAGAGTTTTATCCAAGGTTTTTTGTTCCTTCTAAGAAGGAAAGTAAGTTCAAGACCTTGGATGGACAGCATGTTGAACCCATTCAACCTGGAACTATCCGAGACTGTAAAGAATTCTTGGACAAGTATCAGGATGTGAATGGGTTCAGGGTTTATGGGAATGACCGATATGTTTATCAGTACATTGCTCAGAACTATCCAGAAGAAGAGATTAAGTTTGATAGTAGTAAGATCAAGGTTATCACCATTGACATTGAGGTTGCAGCTGAGAGTGGATTCCCCGATGTCTTCAACTGTGCTGAAGAACTTCTTTTGATCACGGTTCAGGATTACAATACCAAACAGATTATTACTTTTGGTTCACGTCCTGCAAACATTACGCAGAAGAACGTCAGGTTCATCCAGTGTGCGGACGAGTATGACCTTATCGGTAGGTTTATGGACTGGTGGACGGCAAACCCACCAGAGGTCGTTACAGGGTGGAATAACGAGTTGTATGACATGCCCTACCTAGTGGGTCGCATGACCCGTCTGATGGGTGAGAAGTTCGCCAAACGTCTCTCTCCGTGGAACATCGTTCGTGTTGATGAGGTTACAATCTCTGGTCGTAAACAACTTAGTTGCCGCATTGCGGGTGTGTCTATTCTGGACTACCTCGATCTCTATAAGAAGTCTCCTGCGACTCCGAATCAAGAAAGCTACCGACTAGATCACATCGCCTTCATGGAGTTGGGTCAGAACAAGTTGGATCACTCTGAATTTGATACTTTCCGTGACTTTTATACTAACAACTGGCAGAAGTTCGTAGAGTACAACATCGTTGACGTGGAGTTGGTTGACCGTCTTGAGGATAAACTGAAACTGATTGACTTGTGTTTCACTCGTGCGTTTGACGCTAAGGTAAACTTCAACGATATCGCATATCAGGTGAGAACCTGGGACGCAATCATTTATAACTATCTTTTGAAGAAGAACATTGTAATTCCTCAGAAGGAACGTAACAGTAAGAGTGAAAAATATGCGGGTGCGTTTGTAAAAGAACCTATCCCTGGTGCATATGAGTGGGTTGTCAACTTTGACCTTAACTCACTATATCCCCACTTGATCATGCAGTACAACATCTCTCCAGAAACTCTGATTGAACAACGTCATCCCAACGTGACAGTCAGTAAGATTCTGAATAAAGAACTGACTTTTGAGATGTATAAAGACAATGCAGTTTGTGCCAACGGTGCGATGTACCGTAAAGATGTGCGTGGATTCCTTCCTGAACTGATGGAAAAAATGTACAACGAACGTGTCATCTTTAAGAAGAAGATGATTGAGGCAAAGAAAGCTTATGAGAAGACTCCAACCAAAGAACTTGAGAAAGAGATTTCTCGATGTGATAACATCCAAATGGCTAAAAAGATCGCTCTTAATAGCGCTTATGGTGCCATCGGTAATGAGTATTTTCGATATTACAAACTTGCAAATGCAGAAGCGATTACACTCTCTGGTCAAGTCTCTATCCAATGGATAGAAGAGAAGATGAACAAATATCTAAACAATGTTCTTAAATCTGATGGAGTAGACTATGTTATTGCTATTGATACCGATTCTATCTACCTTAATATGGGTCCTTTTGTTGACGCAGTATTCAAGGGTAGAGAGGCGTCTACTGAGGAGATTGTTAATTTCCTTGATAAGGTCAGTCACATGGAACTTGAAAAGTATATTGAGAGTTCTTACGAAGAATTGGCCACTTACCTCAACGCCTACGAAAACAAAATGATCATGAAACGCGAGAACATCGCGGAACGTGGTATTTGGACTGGTAAGAAACGTTATATTCTCCGTGTCTGGGATAGTGAGGGTGTCCGATATGAGAAACCCAAACTGAAGATGATGGGTATTGAAGCGATCAAAACTTCTACTCCTGCACCATGTCGTAAGTATATTAAGGATGCATTGGATATCATCATGACTAAAGGTGAGGATGATGTGATTGACTTCATCGAAAATGCTCGTAAGGAATTCAAGAAACTGAAACCAGAAGAGATTGCGTTTCCCCGCAGTGTTTCTGAGATCAATAAGTGGATGTCTCGCACTGACATGTACAACAAAGGTTGTCCCATTCATGTTCGTGGTGCGATCTTGTATAACCACTACACCAAGAAAGTTGGACTTGATAAGAAGTATGCAGCAATTCAAAGCGGAGAGAAGATTAAGTTCTTATACTTGAAAGTTCCAAATCCTATTCAAGAGAATGTCTTCTCTTTCATTCAGGACTTCCCCAGGGAACTTGGATATGAACAATACGTTGATTATGATGCACAGTTTGACAAATCTTTTGTTGAACCGATGAAGATTATTCTCAATGCTATTGGTTGGTCTGTTGAAAAGAAAATCAGTTTGGAGTCTTTCTTCGGATGAGTAAATACACTGTCTGTTGGGCTGAACCTGGAGATATTTCTCCTTATCAGCACCATAGAGAATTTAATGATGAAATCACTGCAAAGTGGTTTGCAAAAGAGATGAAAACCCAGTATAATTGGGTTATCTGCACAGAGTCTAAAAATCTAGAGGAGTAGTATGGATCTGCCTATTAACGATAAAGAACTTGACACTATTGTGAGTGCTCTTCGCCTTGGTGGAGATACCTCTCTTTATCAGAAACTAAAAATTGTAAAAGAAATTCGTGAGGAAAATCCTGGTGGACCTTACAAACAAATTCTCCGAGAACAATTTGGATTTGTTGCCTAAAGTTTATGAACACCCTTTTGGAGTAAAGGAGTATTTTTATCCAAATAGGTTTACATATACTGATATTAAAAATGTTATAGATTATCTAAATAAAAAATTTTATAACGTTAATAATATTAAACATGAATCTCCAGGACTTCAGACTCCAGGAGATTTTAATTTATTTTTGGAAGAACCCTTTCAGAAGTTAAAAGAAACATATTTGGAAAGTGTTGAAAATTATGTAAACCAAAAAAAGTTGATTGACAACCTAAATTTGGGTAAGTATAATATTTTTACTTGGTGTTATATGAATTGGAAATCATCTGGTCGTCAAGATGATACTCCAGTGTGGCATATACATAATCCAACACATCCGGATTCTATAACAGGGGTTTTTTATCTTAAACTACCAAAAACAAATAAAGGAGAAACTAAATTTCATATAGGCGGAAACGAATTTGAATTACCTTCTAGAGAATTGAGTTGGTTTCTTTTTCCATCAACTTATCTGCACGCTCCTGGAGAAATAATTTCAAATCAAAAAAGATATGTTCTTAGTGTTGATATTTGGTTTGATGAAACTTATGATAAAATTAAAGTAATTAGTGGAGATTTTTAAATTGGATTTTCTTAAAGACATTGTAAAAGAAATTGGCGGTGAGTATACACAACTTGCTTCCGAAATTGATGAAACAGAAACTTATGTTGACACAGGTTCGTACATTTTTAATGCACTGGTTTCAGGTAGTATATTTGGCGGTGTATCTGGGAATAAGATTACTGCTATTGCTGGAGAGTCTTCTACTGGAAAGACTTTCTTTTCTCTCGCTGTGGTTAAGAATTTTCTTGATTCTAACCCCGATGGTTATTGTCTCTACTTTGATACTGAGGCCGCTATCAATAAATCCTTACTTGAGTCTAGGGGCATTGACCTCAGCAGGTTAGTTGTCGTCAACGTAGTTACGATTGAAGACTTCCGTGGTAAGGCTCTGAAGGCGGTAGATCTGTATCTTAAGAAACCATTAGAGGAACGCAAACCCTGTATGTTTGTGTTAGACTCCTTAGGTATGCTTTCCACTGAGAAGGAAATCACCGACGCACTCAACGACAAACAAGTTCGTGACATGACCAAATCTCAGTTGGTCAAAGGTGCATTCCGTATGATCACCCTCAAGTTGGGTCAAGCTAACATTCCCATGATTGTTACTAACCACACTTACGATGTTATTGGCTCTTACGTTCCTACTAAAGAGATGGGTGGTGGTTCTGGTCTTAAGTATGCTGCCTCTACGATCATTCATCTCTCAAAGAAAAAAGAAAAGGATGGAACAGAAATTGTTGGAAACCTTATCAAGGCAAAGACTGCTAAGTCGCGTTTAAGCAAGGAGAACAAAGATGTGGAAGTACGTCTGTATTACGATGAGCGTGGTCTTGATCGTTATTATGGTCTTCTTGAACTCGGTGAGATTGGCGGTCTCTGGAAAAACGTCGCAGGACGTTACGAGATGGATGGCAAAAAAGTCTATGCTAAAGCTATACTCAAAGACCCCGAAATATATTTCACTCCAGAAGTAATGGAGAAACTAGATGAAATTGCAAAGGAAGAGTTTCGTTATGGGTGATTTCATCAAGGTTTATGAAGATGTCCTTGATGAAAAACTGTGCGAAACTTTAATTCATATGTTTGATTTGAGTGGATACAAGGAGATTGTTAAAAACGGCGGTACTCCCAATTTCACTCAATTAAATATTAATCAAAAACATCCAGAGAGTATTAAACAACTTTCACTGAATACCAAGAAAGTTCTGGATCTTTACAAAAAACAGTTCTCAGATTACACTAGATGGTATCCCCAGAGACTCTTTTTGGAAGAGTTTCGTATCAAGAAATATCATTCCAGAAGTCATGATCGTTTTGACATCCACGTTGATGTAGATAATCATGCATCTGCAAGAAGGTATCTAGCTTTCTTGTATTATCTGAATGATGATTTCACTGGTGGAGAGACTGAGTTTCCTCATCACAATAAAAAGATTGTCCCTAAGAGAGGGTCAGTTATGGTGTTTCCTCCAACTTGGCAGTATCCTCATGCAGGATTACGAGTCAATAAAGGAATAAAGTATATTATGTCCACTTATTGTCACTATTACTAATGGAAAGGGTTGAAACTACTATTCTTAGGAGTCTCGCATTTAATGAAGAATATTCCCGAAAGGTTATGCCTTTCATCAGAACTGAATATTTCACTGACTATACTGAGAAGGTAGTTTTTGAGGAGATTGGTAAGTTTATTTTTAACTACAATAAACTTCCTAACCAAGAGATCCTTCGTGTTGAAGTTGATAATCGTACTGATCTAAATGAGAATACTTATAAAGAAGTAACTGAGTACGTAAGTAAACTAGATGACTCTGCTTTGGATACTCAGTGGTTGATTGATACTACTGAGAAGTGGTGTCGTGACAAAGCTATCTACCTTGCATTGATGGAGTCCATCTCCATTGTAGATGGTAATGATCAGAAGAAAACCAAGGATGCGATTCCTTCCATTCTTTCAGATGCACTTGCAGTCAGTTTCGACTCTAACGTAGGACATGACTACCTCCAAGATTATGAAGGTCGTTATGATTTTTATCATCAAACAGAAGAAAAGATTCCTTTTGATCTGGAATTCTTCAACAAGATTACAAAGGGTGGACTCTGCAATAAATCTCTCAATATTGCTCTTGCTGGAACGGGTGTCGGCAAGTCTCTATTCATGTGTCACATGGCTAGTTCCGTTCTGTTGCAAGGTAAAAATGTTTTGTACATTACGATGGAGATGGCTGAAGAAAGAATTGCGGAACGTATTGACGCAAACCTTTTAAATGTCAACATCCAAGAGATCGCAAATCTTCCACGTAAGATGTTTGAAACCAAAATTACTAATCTCTCTAAGAAGACTCAGGGATCTCTTATAATTAAAGAGTACCCTACAGCGAGTGCTCACAGTGGACACTTTAAGTCACTTCTTAATGAACTTGCACTTAAGAAGTCATTTAAACCTGATATTATTTTCATTGATTACCTTAATATATGTGCTTCCTCACGATATCGCGGTAA